CGCAATGAGCGCCGTGAACCCGGACGCCGCTTCGTTTCCAACGAGGATGCCAAGCGTTGCCGTCCGCTGCGCATCGGTCATGCCACGGGTGGAAACCTCCAGCGTCTGAACGATCTCCGCGAGGGATTTGGTGGACCCGTCGGAGCGCTCAAGTTCAAAGTTGAGGTCCTCCATTACCTTCTTCTGCATGGCCGACGGCGTAGCCAGCGCGAGGAGGGAAGCACGAAGCGCCGTGCCGGCGAGGCTGCCCTGGATGCCGGCGTCCCCCATGATCCCGGTCGCGGCTGCCAGCTCCTCCAGTTCGAGCCCGAGCGAGGCCGCTACGGGTGCGACAAACTTCATCGACTCACCAAGGCTCTCCATGGTGGTGTTGCTGGAGATCGACGCCTTCGTGAGCACGTCAGCAACGCGCCCGGACTCCGTCGCCGCAATGCCGAACCCAGACAGGACGTTGGATGTGATGTCGGCCGCGCTGGCAAGCTCGATCTGTCCGGCCGCCGCCGCTGCGAGTACGCCCGGCATGGCTCCCACGATCTCGTTGGTAGAGAAGCCGGCCTGGGCCAGGAACCCCATTCCGTCGGCTACCTGCGTCGCGCTGAATACTGTAGAGGCGCCAAGCTCACGCGCCGTCTGTGCGAGGGTGGAGAACTCCGAGCGCGTCGCCTGCGTTAGCGCGCCCACGCGGGCCATCTGCTGCTCGAAGTCGGCGCCGGTCGTGATTACCGAGCCGGCCACATCGGCGAGCCGGCTGGCAACCTGGGTAAGTGCCTGCGCCGCCACGGTGCCGAACGCAACCGCGCCGGCACCCATGCCGCGAAAGCCTTTCGTTACGGTGTTTTCGGCCTTTTCCGCGCTGTTCGCCATAGCGATAAAGCGCCCATCAACGTCTCGTATTCTGGATACGGCGCCCCGGCTGTCGAACTCCAGCAGAACCTCTACCTTCTTTGTCGCCATATCATAACACCATGAAAAAACTGATCTTAGCGCTCGTATTCATCGCCGCCTGTGCCGGCAACGTGCACGACCAGCCGCTTACGGGCGAGAACTGGGAGGGCCTCAAAAACTCCAGCGCCCTGACGATGCAGGAGGCGCAGTATCTGAATGCGTACATCATGTCCCAGGGCATGCGCTCCACCCTCGACACAACCGAAGCCGAGCCGTTTTCCGCCGGCCTGACCATCGGCCAGGCGATAGAGGAGGGGAGGAAGCGCGTCGAGGGCATGCAGTCGGCCGTTGATGGTCAGTAAGCAGAAGAGGCGGTCTTGATGTACCAGAGCGCCACGGTACGCAGCGGGCTATCCATCAGCGCCTGATAGTCTGCCACCGTGCCGGCGATCCGGAGCACCACGGCCTCCCAGTACCAGACCACGGCCGCGTACATGTCCGCCGTGGCCCGGCGCATGTCTACGGCGTAGTAGTCGGGCTCTGGGATGCCGGCGCCTGCTGGTTGGTACCGGAGGTCGCGGCGGCTCGGAAGATTGCCTGCAAGGCCGATGATGCGCCCTGCATCCTCTGCCTCGGCGCGATAAAACCCAGGAACGTTTCCAGAGCCTCCGCAGCGGCCTGCAGGTCGATGTCCTGGATATGCGATGCCACATCCGCATCCGGGAATAGGACTGCCGCCACGTTCCCGAGGAACTCGTCAGCGCCCAGGTCCGGCTCTTCGATCTCGAACGAGATCGTGCCCTTCTCCTTGTCCTCGGTTTCAGACAAGATCACGCCCTGCATGCACTGCTCTTTGGCGATGCCGTACCGCTCCCGATCGCTGTAGTACGCGCTCCGAACCTGGAGCGAGCGCAGCAGCTTAATTCGGGAGACCGTGCGGGCTGCGAGCCTGTGCGGCTCCTGTCCGTCGATGATGCGGAACACCGGGTCTATCATGAGGAAAAGAACGGTTTGAGCCCACTTACCCGCGTGATCGCGGTATCGGTCGGCTGGTAGGTCAGTTTGGAGATAAACCGAAGTTCGGTTGCCTCCAGCGCCGTACCGCGGCGGGTGGCGAACAGGGTCAGGTTGTGCTCCAGGTCCGGGAGGATGATGATGTCCGGATCGGTGCCGCTGGTGTCCGGGCGGAACTTCACCTCAGAGCCGGCAAGCAGGTCGAGCCATATCTGGTTTGGGCTCTTCGTGCCGGCCCCGGACGGCTCGAACACGCCCCGCACGGTGATACGGAGGAACACGTCCCGCACCTCCTGCGCGAGCGTGCCGGCGATCGTGCGGCCCTGCTCACCGTCCACGACGATCTCACACCGCACCTCATCGCTGAGGTACGTGTGAGTCGTTGGGCCGGTGGTGTATGTAAAGCTGCTCGTCATCCTTGCGTGTATGTGCTCTGTCCATCGACGCGAAGCGCCGGCTCTGCGACTGATACCGTGCCGCTGCCAGATACGCCCGTGGGGATGCGGCCCGGCATGACACGGTACACGTAGGCGGTCGCCAACGTGGCGCGGTCAGTAGAGAACCGGCCGACACCAGACGTGACGCCTACCGAGGTTGCCAGCGACGAACCGCCGAACGTGCGGGCCTCAATCGACATATGCGCCGATGTCGTGTCCACATGTAGCGCGGTGGCCTCGGACGATGCCCGCAGCGAAAACCCGGCGCCGATAGGGAACACGATGTCGGTATAGATCCCCGCGCCGGCGCTGCTGCCGGTGATGTCCTGCTCACCGTTCACGCTATCCCATGCAAACGTCGCCGTGCCGGTGGACGTGTAGCCGTCAGCGATCCCGGACGAGTCCAGGTCACGCCAACGCAGGTGCCCCAGCAGGTTCTGCTGTTTGTAGATCGCGTGCCGGCCGTGGCCCTCACGCAGCAGCTCGAACGCGTAGCGGTCGGCCCTGCCGGCGATGGCGCCGCCCATCGAAACGGGCCGGATGTCCAGGAGGTCGGTTTCGTACCACTGGATCGCCACGGATCGCCCGATGGCGACGAGGGACACCCGGGTACGTTCATCCTGCCAGTCCCGGAGGGTGCGGTACGCCGCGCCGTCGTCGAGGAACTCAAAGCCGCACCGGCTCACGTCCGCCTGACCCAAACGCGAACCCGTCGGGCTGCGCTCGTAGTCGGCGTCCGTCTGCGAGAAATCGAACGAGCCGGCACTGATTTTCCGGATCTGTACCGATGTCCCGTCGGCCGGGTTGTAAACCGATGCGGCTAAAATCCCTTCGACGACTGGCATTTAGGCGGTCGTCTCGGTAATGCTGTCTTCGTCGATACGAATGACAAGCAGGAACACGTTGGAGCGGTTCGCCACAACGCCCTCGATGTCCACCCATTTCAGCTGCTGGGGCAGGATCGCAACGTCCGTCGTGTGCAATTCGCCCTGATCCAGCGTCCAGCGGTAGAGCGTTTCCGTGTCGCCCTGGTGACGAGTGAGGAGCGCGTCGTACGCCGTGCGGTCGATGGCCGCCGTGGTGTAGACGCGGAAGCCCGGGCCACGGTAGTTGTTGCCACGCGGGTCCTGTACAGCGTCGGTTTCGTCCTCGAACGCTACGCCGGAGAGGTTTCCAACCAGGTTCACAACCTCAACCCAGGTAGAACCCGAGTTGATGGAGTATTCCAGTTTGGTAATACCATGAAACTTGCGAGGTGCTGGCATGATGTTTATTCGGTTTCGCCGCCGTCGGCTTCGTTGTCAGATTCTGCCGGCTTCGCTTTCCGCTTGCGCTTGGGCGGCTCCGGCTCGGGTTCAGCGATCACCGGCAACGATGCCGGCCGCCAGATTTCGTTCTTCTTGATCCGCTCGAAGGTGTTGATTGCCCCCGCCGATTTGATCTGGAGAAACGGCGCTTCGGCCGTGCTCCGTATCATCGTGGCATCCCGGCCGGCGACGTAAGCGGAGATCATCCGATCCGGCGCGAGCCGGCCGCCCTCCTCGTACAGCGCCCAGCCATACGTCTCCAGCACCGGCGCCCCGATGCCGAGGGCGTAGTCTGTCCGGTACAGTTCGATCACCTCGCCGCCCGGGCCATCCTGAACGAACGACCCGCGAACGATGACGCCGCGAGCGCCGCCCCGCAGGGCCTCCAGCATGCGCGAGAGGAGAGGGGCAGCGAGGATGTCGTCAGCGCCGATGCGAATGACTGCGGCCACGCCAGCGCCACGCAGGGCCGCTAGGCCGGCGTTGCGCTTCGCGCCCAGGTTGTCGTTGGGTGCGTAGTCGTAGAGCCATCCGGATTCCGTCGCGGCCTCTTCATCCTCCGGGCTCGACCCGATGGCGTGCAGAACCACGCCCGGGAGCGCGAGGCCGGCGTAATGCCGGAGCACGGCGCCGACTGCCGGCGTGTGTCCGTTGAGCGCTATGGAAATGCCGATGGTCATACGTCGATGTCGAAATGGGACGGGATGGATAGCGTGAACTGCGCCGCGATGATCTGCCGCTCTGCGTGCTGGCCCTCGTCGATGATGATATCCCCGACGATCTCGAACCAGGGGTCAGGCTCGTCCGTGTTCAGCTGGAGCAGGAACCCGGTCATCAGGGTCTCGACGACCGCGTGCCCGTCGCAAAACTCCGACTCGATCCAGACCTCGTATTGCCACGCCCCGTTGTATTTGCGCCGGTTCGTGGTGTAGGCGCCGCCGTTCGCGAACCGCCGCCGGTACACGATGAGCGCCGGCAGCTGGTCCGGTAGGATCTCCTGCGGAGCGTCGCCCGTGACGAGCCGGAAGAGGCCTGAGTTGATGCCGCTGGTGATGATCTGATCGACGTTTACCTGCATCAGCCTATCCCCCGGACGAACGCGTCCCCGACCCGGTCGGCAAACGTGCCGGCGACTTTGGCCAGCGCGTGATCCATGAACGGTTTGGCCTCCGTGCCCTTCCGGCTGATCTTCCGCGCCACCAGGTAGCCCACGCGTTTGGCGTCCCGGTCCGTGAGCCCGAACTTTTTCTTAGCCCATCGAACGAGAGGCGCACGCGGTGGCCAGTGCGGTTTCGTGCCGAAGTACACGTAGGGCGCATGCCGGACACTAGACCCTGCCTTGAGCCGTATGAGGTTCAGGAACCGATCCACCTCGCTGTACAGGAACTTCTTTACGTCTCCTTCGACGTTTATTTTGTTGTCGTCGAGGTAGTTGGCCGCATGCTTCACGATCTCAAGGCCGATGTTTTCCATCTCCACCTCGACGGCGTCGAGGCCGCGCCGGGCGTCGTCAGTGAGGTTGAAGTTGATGCGGGCCGGCATGGCTTACGTGTTCCAGTACGAACGGCGGTTGATGACCTCGGGGAGGATGAGCTTCCGCACCAGCCGGCGAGCGCGTGCCCGCAGGTTGACACAGTAGCCATCCACCTGGCCCTTGCTCATGAGCATGTTGGCGTTTCCCATCTGGTCGGTGCCGATGCTGGTAACATGGCCGCCCTTTTCGGTTAATCGCCTGTTCATGTCCGGGAGCGCGATGGCCACGCAGAGGAGCGTTTCAGCCCGTTTTACCAGGTCGTAATACTCGTGCGCGGTGTTGACCTCGATCTCCTCATATTTGCCGTCACCGATCCAGTGCCGCATGATCTCCTCAGACTCCTCACGGTAGCCGAACGTACGTGCGTTCAGGTTCGTGCTCAGTTCGGCAACGCTGTTAAGGCTATCCTGAGTTACGAGCGACATTATCGGCGCGGTTTACGAGGTGCTGGGGCCGGCTTCGGCGTTTCCGCTGGCTTCTCCTCGGCAACAGCGGCCGGCGTGGGCTTCGATCCGAACAGCGTATGCCGCGCCGGGTCGAAGTCGCGCCGGTTTATTACGAGGTAGTCGCCGGGCTTCTTGGGGTCGTTGATCTGTACGGTATCCATCGGGCAGGGGAGGAGGGGCCGAAGCCCCTCCTGTTATCCTTCGAGCGAATCGGAGGCGGTTTAGCCGCGCAGACGAACGGCCTTGTTCGGGTCGAGGGTCTTGACGCCGTAGAGCACGTCGGCGGCCACGTTGAGGCCGGTGGCGCGTTCGTACCACATCATGAACCGCATGGCGATCCCGGTTTCGTCGTCCACGATGTTCTCCACCATGAAGCCTTGATTCCTGGCCTGCTGGCTGCCCTGCTCGGACTGGAGCGGAGCGGTAGCAAGCGCGAACGCTTCGCGGTGGAACATGAGGTTGGCGCTGAACGATTCGGCCTTGGTCGATGCACCGGCCTCGAACGTAACCACTGCGTTATCCGCGTAGTTGGCGACGAGTGCCGGGGAGATCGACAGGGTAGCCGCGCCAGTCGAGAGGGTCGCGGCAGCCGTGACGACGTAGCGCTGGGTGTCGCCGGCGATCACGAACGCGTCACCGATGGCGAACGTCTCGGAGCCGGTGAAGCCATCGACCGCGATCGACGTAGCGCCGGCCGTCGCCGCGCCGTTGAGCGCGCCGACCGCATCGCCGCCGTTGATGGCAGTTCCGGACGTGTGCGTCTGGATTTTGCCAGAGCGGAACACGTTGATGCCGGCGTACATGCCGAACGAGCCCTGGAGAGCCATCAGCCGGGCGGCTTCTTCGCCGACCACATCGGCCTGAACAAGGCCGGACTTCAGGAGCCGGCCGTACTCGGTGGCATTGACGCCGAGGAACATGTTTCCCGTGTCCTCGATGTTCACGCCGAGATCGGCAAGCACCACAGACGGGTCCACGATGTTGTTGACCTCGCTGCCGGCGGTGGTATTCACGTCCACAGCCCAGGGGATATCCTTGTACAGGGCCGCCAGCTTCGTATCCACGTCGCCCGCCAGTTCCTTGATCTGGGGCAGGGCGTGAACCTGGACGATGTCGTCCATGGTGCCGTGAAGCTGCTTCTCCGTCAGTGCGAAGTGGATCTCGCGATGATAGTCGAGCGTGATCTGCACGCTGGTGTCGGCAAGGTCAACCTTGCCAGAACCGAAGTCCTGCACGGTGCCCTTGGACGGCTTACCGATGGTGATCGTGTTGCCCTTCTGTTGCGGGGCCTGTTCGTAGTCACGATACACACGGGCAGCGATGCCCAGTTTATCGTGGAGGGTGCTGATTGCGGTGGCGGCAAAGTCGGTCAGATCGAAGCCGCCCAGGTTGTTGGCCATGGTTTTTGGTCAGGATGCGCGGCGGTGCCGCTAGTCGATGATGCGAACAGACTGACCAGCTTTAGCCGCTGCTTGCTTAAGCTCGCGGTACTTCGACGGGCTTTGGCGCACCTCCTGGCGGCTAATCGTGAACGAGCTCCCGCCGCGTCCGTTGTGCTGGAATCCGCTCCCGCGCTGCTGCTGTGACCCGAACCACTCGGAGAGTGTGTCCTTGTCCGCAGTTTCGCGGAAATAATTCCAGTACGAACCGCCGGCAGTCACCGGCTTCCCGGTGTTGTCGTACACGATATCCTCACCCTGGCGGAGCACCCAATCGTCCACCTCTTCATCATAGGAAAAGAGGGTCTCCGGGGCATGGACTGGCGCGAAGTCCTTCGACGTGCCGAACGGCAACGGCTTAAACTTCGTGTCCACCACGCCGGAGCGCCGGGCGCCCTGTTCGAGGGCCTGGCGTAAGGTTTTGCGCCGCGTGCCTTCCAGCTTGTCCTCGTAGGACTTGAGCCGCTCGGCGAGCGGGGCAACCTCTTTTTGCCTCCATTGCTCCTGTGACCGGGTGAGACGCTGCCGGAACTCCTCTTCGACCTTCGCGGCATCCTTCATCGTCTCGGGCAGTTTGAACCGCCCTTCGTCGTCGTAGGGTACGCCGTGTTTGTCGAACACGCCCCGCACAAACTCCGGGTCGTCCATCAACGCCGCCGTGTTGGGGGCGCCGCTGGCCTGCTTGAGTTTGCGCTGAACGATGGCGAGGTTTTTCCTCAGCTCCGCCACCTCCGTCTCCGGCACATAGCCGGCAGGGGGTGCGTTGTCGTCAATAGTCTGGTCGTCTGTCATAGAACGGGTGTCGATTTGCTGGCCCGACGGGCCGACGTGCTCGTTTATTTGCTAGGCCCGGCGGCCTGGGTAAAAAGAAAGGGGGTCGCCCGGCGTGTGCCGAGTGACC